GGATGAAAACCAACCGAGACCGAACGCAAAATTCCAGCTTCGACCAACTTGCGAATTTCATCGATTCGCGCCGACGTGCCTTCCGGCGCCAGCTGCAAATGCCCGCGCAAGGAATTGTTCTCGACCCGCAGATTGTGCCATTTGCCAATCGGGAAATCGCTGTTGTGGTTGAACAACGCGATCGGATTCTTTTGGAACGAATCGATCACCCAGCCATCGCTGGAAATGATATCGCCCATGCGATCGACGGTCTCGTCGCTGAGTATGAATTCCATGCCCTGCACGTCGCCGCTGTGGGTCTTGTGAACCACCGATCGTCGCGGCGCGGCGCGCTCACCTTGCGCATCGTCCCACATCATCTGGCAGGAATCCTCATCCATGCTGTCGGAACAACGATCCATGAAATCCTCGTAGGACTCGTCATCACCGGGCGGATCGCAATCCATGTCACCCGTGTCGCCATCGCCGTTGAACTTCGCCCGCTTGTCACCCGGTTTGTGGTGACCGGGATCGGCGCCGGGATGCTTGTCGCGCCATGTCTGAAAACACGCAGCGAGATTCTGTTCGTTGGTCCTGTCGCTGTCGCCTTGCGACATCTCGTGCATGCAGCGATTCATAAACGCATCTTGCGTCTCGTCTTTTGAAGGTTTGGGCATCGGCATTACGCGTCTCCCTTCAATCCCGAATTAAGTATAATCGCTTGCGATCGCCATGACGCGAACCGGTGCGCTGGTCTGCAAATAGGTTGCTGCCATCGATCATTTCCGTGAACGCGGCAAAGCACGCCAGATACAGCAGCACATAGCCGTTGGAAAAACTGATCACGCTTCTTGTCCAAAGCTCAACCATCGCCTTTCCCCCGCAACGCCGCGATTTCTACATCCGTCAAGCCGATCTCGCGCGCCACCTGATCGCTGACTTTCTGTGCCGCCGTGTGATCACCATCGGCAAGAATCTCGTCGTGAATTTTCTCATCTTCAAACCGATGATTTTCGATGTAGTAGAAAGGATTCTGTTTACGAGCCATCACTACTTTCCGACATAGGCGTGAAAACGATCCATTGTCTGTTTGTCACGAAGATTCAACGTGCCGTGCCAGTTCGTGCCAAGCAGCAAGTTCTTGCCTTGCGATGAATCGGCAATCGCCCATAGCGCTTTTGGGTCGGAGCTTCGCGCCAACTTCATCAGTGCATCTTGCTGCGTGCTCGTCGTTTCAACCGGTTCAGGCTTTGCCTCATCTTCATCTTCGGGCAAATCATATTCCGGCAGTTCACCATTGCGATCGGCCCACGCAAATTTGTCGCGATCGCTCATCGAATCCCAATATTCCCCCTGATACTGGCTAACCGAATCACTGAAATCCGGCGGATCAACTTCCTGCGCATTCTCTTCTGCCGTGTCGTTGAAGCCTCTGATCAGAGCACTTTCAATGTCCAACTGCAGTTTCTCGGAAAGTGGTGGTGCTTCCAATCCGGGCAGAGATGGTTGCGATTCGTCTTTCAGCTTATCCAGATCGATTGTAAAATCTGGATCGGCGCTGCCATCATAATTTCGATCGTGATAGTCGACCGAAACCGCATCAAGTATCTGTTGATTGGTAAACGGAATGCCGCCCTCATCAGGACGTTTGTTGCGCCACTCCTGCAACGCCGCTTCGGCCCATTTAATCTTTGACCCGTCGTTGAAATTGTCCGTTAATTCGTTTTTGGCGTCATGCAACGCCTGACCACTCTCGCGCCAGTTCTGGATTTCGCTGTCGAGAAATTCACTTTCCGTTGCGCGCATCCACGCACTTTCGATCTGCGATTGATCGTGATCACCGATCTCTTCCCAGCTTTCCGGTGTATAGCCATTACCAGATGCGGCGTGATTCCGGCGATCGCCCTGATCGCCCAGTTTGCTCTCAATCTCATCAGATAAACTGCGCCAATCATTCCTATCTGGCACCCAGCCATACTTGGCCCATGCATAGCCACCGACATCGATGTTGGCAAAAATCGTAACTTTGTCGAAACCCAGCTTCTGATACATGGCCATGTTTCCGGCAAGAATCTTTTTACCAACACCCGCACCACGTTCGCCTTTCTTCAAAACAAAATAGGCAAAGTAGGCTTGGTTATCGCCAAGCTTGAGTTCGTATTCGTAATCGGCGATTTTCCTCCCGTTCTCGTCGTGTAGCTCACCACCGATTTCCATCGTGTCACTGTGGTCTTGATACTCGATCTTCATCGTACTGGGGACACCGCCAAGAAATTCCTTTTTAAAATCCTCCGGTGCTTCACCAATATGATCGTTCCAACTTTTCAAGAATTTTTCGCCCTTCTCTTTGTCGAGCGTCGTATCATTGTCCAGCTTGATATCTTTCTTGTTGAAGTCCGAAATTTTATCAACCTTGCCTTTCTTATCCTTGGCGGTGCTCTCTGGTTTCTCGCCAGCAGCACCGCCGCCACCGCTGGCGAACTCGCCACCTGTCGGCGAACCCGCAGGTTCGCGCGGATGCTTGCCCTCGTCCCAATCCTTCGGCACCGTGATCAGGATATCGTCGAAGCCGCGCGCCAGATGACCATTGGCGGCAAGAAATTTATAGGCGACATCGGCGAATTTCCGGTACGTCGCCGGGTCCAGTTCGGCTTGTGCCTGTCGCAGCGTCATGAACTGATAATTCTTCGGCGCTTCGCTGGCCGGCTTCTTGCCCTTGCCACCGGTCCACTTCTCGGCTTCCGCCAATAGCTTAGTGATCGAGATATCGACCCGCGCAATCTTGACGCTCTTGTCGCTCTTGAGCGTGCCGGCCTTGGCATCAATTGCCAGCTGCGCCGCCCACGTATGATGACCGTCGAGAATGTAATCGTCTTTCGAGATCACCAGCCGCTTGTAGAAACCGCGATCCTTGATTTTCTGCACCGCTGCGGCGACCTTGACGCCGCTGATCTCGCTTTGCGTGGCGCGCAGATTGGCGGCGCGCTCGTTGCCTTTCTCGATATCGTAACCCTGTTTCTTAAGATACTTGATGAAATCCTTGGTGACGCCGGCCCGGATCACCGGCATCTCGACGCGCGGAATGCCGATTTGATCAGCGCAAAACAGGTTGGTGCCCTTGACGCTGACATTGCAGAGATTGAACGTCGGCGCGGTCTCGCCGTGCTCGGCCATCTCGGCTGCGGTCTCGCCCAGCCGCTTGATCAAGGTCGAAATCTGCTTGACTTGGGCTAGTTCGTCCTTGCGGTCCTCGAACAGCGCGCGTTGCGCGTCATAGACGTTGGACGTGTGAATGACGCCCTTGCTGTCGACATAGGCGTCTTTGGAATAGCCCTTGCCGGGATGCTCGCCCTCGCCGTCGCCACCGTCGCCGCCGCCATCGGTCCACTTGCCGGAATCATCGCGCGGCTCGTCGGAAACGTCGTGACCACCTTTCAGAGATGACCGACCGCCCTCGCTTGTTCGAGCGACAGATTGATTTCCTGTTCCGTCAATGACCGACCGCGAAGTTTTTCCAGCGTGTTGATGATCTCCTGTTCTTCCGGCGACAGCGCGGCTCTGTTCTTTGGCGGTGTCATAGTCGGCTGGGTAGTTTTCGGTTCGCTCATGGGGTGTCCAATCTTTCCTCGAATTGGCTTGTGCGATCGCCGCCTTCTCGTCGTTGTTGCTGTAACCTTTCCACGCCATGAAAACAACGTCCGGCTCACCTTGTTTGTTTACGTCCCAGTCGTGAGCAAATTCGGCATTGAAGTGCAATCTTCCAGTCTCGACAAAGCCCATCTGCGAATAGTAATCCGGCAGAAATCCGTCGTAACAATCCAGCGTGTTGGCGCCTTTGCGGATTGCTTCTGCGATCAGTTCGGCACCGATGCCTTTCGGTCCGCCATTGTTGTAGAGGTTCTGCAGATCGCCATGCGAATCCACGGCCACGCCCGCCTTCATGTCCTTGGTCGTGATCAACGTGTGCCCTGACAAATCTTCCGGCTTGAGCGGCGACATGAAATTCGATCGCGAGGATTTATCCCGTGCGGCAATGAATTCGGCCGGCGAGGGCTGCGTGAATTTCGAACCCCCTTCCGAATCACCCGAACCACCATCGGTCCACTTGCCGGAATCATCGCGTGGCTCATCGGAAACGTCGTGGCCGCCTCTCGCCAACACGTCATGCATGATGTCACTCAATGGTCAGGCAAAGTTGTTCGAGCGATCGCGCTTCAAACCGACAACCATGACCGGTTTTTTCCAGCCATTCGCGAAACGCACGCCGCTCCTGAGTAGTGATGAAATATTCGTCGAACACGATCACGGTGCCGGCAATGATTCGCGGCGTGAAATGTTCGAGCACGCAGCGGGCCGAATCGTAGAGATCGGAATCGATGTGAAGCAACGCGGCATCACCCGGATGCGTCGCCAGAAACGGCGCCAGCGTTCGATCGAACCAGCCGACGATCAATTCGACATTGCCGGGCACTTCGGGAGGATCACAGGCAAAATGCCCGACCGAAAGACCCGACCACGGTTCCGGCAATCCCTTGAAGGAATCAAATCCGAAAATCGGTCGATGCTGCAGCGGCATGCTTTCGGCCAGACAACGAATGGTGCTGCCAGTGGCAACACCAAATTCGCAAACCAATCCGTCCAATGGCGCAATCGCCGCCGCATGCCGTAGCACTTCGAAGCGATTGCGATACCAGATTATTGTTTCTTGGTAGTCGCCGCCTTGACTGCCCACATTGCGGCCTCTTCGTAAGCGGTCTGCGCCAGCGCTGCCAGTCGCGGATCGAGATGCTTCATCTCTTCGCAGAGATCGATCAGGTCGGCCGTGTAGCGCTTGATCTTGTCGACCATGTCATCCTTGCTCGGATTGAAGGATTCACGGACGCGCGCCGCGCCAAGACTGCCATGCGTATCAGTCATTTTCATATTCTCCATCGGCATCGCCGGACGACTTCCAACTGGATAGCCATCGCGATCCAGATAAATATCAACACGATCCATGCAATTTTTCCAGTGCGCTGTTCCAGTCGTCGGCGTTGTCCTGCCGGCAAATTTTTATGTTCTGGTACAGCGGTGACAGCCAGCGCCAGCTGGCCCAATGACTGAGCAACAGCTTGATGTTCGGATGTCCGATCGCACCGGCCAGATGCACGGCTGCGGTGTCGATGGTCACGATCTCGTCGCAACACATCATCAACGCCGCGCAATCGGCGAAATCCTCGAACAAAGGCTGTTCAACCCCCATTATCCTCGCATCAAACCCGCCGTGTTGCTGCACGCTGATCAGGTGAACGTCGGGCAATGCCTTGACAAGCATCGCAAGCGAAATCGCACGCGGATAATCGTGCTCGTGAACCACGCCGGGTGACCACGCCACGCCGACAGTCCGTCGCCTGATCTGCTGCTTCCATTTGAAAAATAAATCCGGATCGCCAGCAAGATACGGACTTACCGGAATTGAATCAGGAGTTTGTTCAAGCACCTGCAACAAGAACAGCAATGGACAGAAATAATCCGCGCCCTCGATCGTGCGCACGACCGACGCGCACTGTGCCGCCAGCCGTTCGAGTTCGGGCGGCATCCACAGCACGACATGTGCGCCCATTGCTTTCAACATCGGCACATAGCGCAGCATCATGATCGAATCGCCGAAACCATGATCGTGGATCAGCAACAGCCGCTTGCCGCTGATGTCCTCGCCGCGCCAGCGCTTCAAACCATATTCGATGCAATCACGATATTGCGGACGCGCGAACATCGAACCACTGTACTCCATCGCGTATTCGTATTCGGCCAGACCTTCGCGCCACTGACCCATCTCCATCAGGATCATGCCGTGGCTGTAATGCGCGGCAAGCGTCGGCACAAACGACATCGCGGTTTCGACGGCAATCAGCGCATTTTGCAGACGGCCGCTCTGCACGGCGCGTTTCGCCATGTCGAAACAGCGCAAATATCGTCCGATCAATTTGGGTGACGCGTGCTCTGGCAGCTTTCGATAACCAACAGGCACGCCATTACGATGGACTTCGACACGACCGCCGTAGGGAATATTTTTTGATTCCACATTCAATACCACGCCGTCCATCGTCAAGCCGCGCCAGCCATCCGGCATGACTTCCACGGCCACGATCGGCGGCAAATCCGGCGGTTCGAACTGAGCCCGACGTTGTTTGTTTATTTCCATGTCGGCGTCAACCATGCCACCGCCGCCGCATTGCGCAGCGCCCACGTCACCGGCCAGCGTATCTTCACCGCAAGGCTGTCGGTCTGCCACATGCTTTTCGTTGCCTGCGTGGTGTCGGGTGTAACCGGTATGGTATCCATCACCAGCGTTGCGGAATTGACGGTCTCGACATCGGGATTGGCACTGAGTGCGGCGACCAGTGCTTTCGGTGCGATCACGACAACGTCGTTACCTACCGCAGCCGATGCCAATGGAATGATCATGGCGTCGGTGCCTTCGGCCTTGAGACTGCCATAGCGCCCGCTGGCACTGGCATGGCGACCGATCGACGAGATAATAAAAAACGGACCGTTGCCGCCCACGGCACCCACCGCGTTGAGCAACGTCGCCATGTCCTCGAAGAACGCGCCGAAGGCGTCGGTATTGGCACTCGGCGTCAGTGCCGCAATGCCGTTGCGGATGCCGGCCGGCTGCGCCGCCGTCGCCGCACCACTGCCAAAGAACACCGCATCCAGCGCCAGACCCGACGAGTTGATCAATGCGTCACTGATCAAGGCTTCCGCGTTCGAGCTTTCGACCATCTCGCGCGTCAATACCGCGATCGTCGCCAGCTTGGCCGGTGTCAGCAAAGCCGCCACAGCATTTAGTTGCCGCACCGGAATCGGCGAACCTTCAGCGACAAAGCCGCTGTTGGCGCTGCTGGCAACAAACCCCGGCGCGCTGATCGAACCAGCGCCGTTCCAGTCCAGCACCAGACTTCGCTTCATCACGTCGGCCGCAGCGGCTGCCGCGCCCATCGCGGCCAGCGTATCGACAACACGTTTTTGTGCCAATTCCTGCGCCCAGCCGGCGACACCGATCTCGGCCGGTGCCGACACTGCACGCAACACCGTATCGTTCGGCCACATCACTTCGATAATGTCTTCGACCCGGCAGCGTCGATAACTGGCCAACGCCTTGGCGGTCAGCGTGCGGGTGAACAGATTGCCCGCAGGCAACGGCAACGACGGTTTCTTGAAGCCGCCGCGTTCAGTCCGCGTGATCTCCTGCTGCATGGCGTGCTCCCGTCTAAATAAACAAGTTAAGCTTTGTGATCCATTTCACAGTATGGCGGCGGCGAAGTGTGACAGTCTGGTGACGCGGTCGATTAACCGCGCATCACCCCACCAATTGCGGTGGAGTTAGGAGTTGGAATGAAAATCATATTGGTGAGTTTATTGCTCGTCTCTGTCGCTTCCCCGGCGTTCGCCCAGAGCAAAAAGATCAGCCATCGGGCGACAGCGGTGGAACAGTTGAAGCGGCATCCGGCCCTCGTGCTGGCGCCGTTCACGATCGCTCCCAGCAACGAGAATTGGGACCAGACCTTCGACAAGCCGAAGGATCAGAATTCCGGCGGTTAAGGGTCAAAAAGCTACGGGAGTCGTAACTCAAGCGACTCCCGCTTACCCTATGAGGGATGCAATATCCACCTTCGGCTTGGCCAGCGGTGCAACGCCCATTGCCATTGCAAGAGCTACCGCACCATCGATTCGTCCGGTTGAACGCTTTTTCGACAGCTTGCGATTGGACGAATCCTTGCCGACATCGCGCACGCTATCCTTGCCTTCGACCACCACTGCATTTGCCATGCACATGTTCATGATCGGGTTGTTACCGTGCGCGATCTCGCCGTTGAGAATCCGCGCTTCGAGTTCGCGCAGTGCCGGCGACATCGATGCGGTGCCCTGACCGAATTCGACCCATTTCTCTTCGATGACGCGTTCGGAAATTTTGCCTGCCAGCAGCCACGGCTTGAAGTGCATGAAATTCCAGCGATCGAACGCCATCTTGCGCATCTTGTGCTGCGCCATGATCTCGATCACGCGTGGCGCCACCTTGTCATAGGTGACCGCACTGCCTTCGACGGTCTCGATCAAACCTTCGTCGAACCATTGGTCATAAGGCACATGATCGTTGCGGGCACGATCGGCGAGACCTTCGGCCGGCAGCCAGAACCACGGTCGCACATGCCAGATATTATTGATCTTGCCGATCAGCACCATCGCGGTGAGATCGTTGGTTTCCGACAGATCGAGGCCGCCATAGACTTCCTTGCAACTCGTCAG